AAGTAACAAGTGGTGACTTCTACTTTGGTAACTTTGCAGACCTATTAATTGGTATGTATGGTGGACTAGATATTACTGTAGATGCTTTCAGCCTCAGCAAATCAGGTGGAGTAAGAATTGTTGCTCTACAAACTGTTGATGTAGCTGTAAGACATGCAGTATCTTTCTGTAAATCAAGCGACTAATTAACTGATGCTTAAATGGAATGGGGGTAGTAATACCCCCAACTTAAATATGAAAAAATATAAAATATTAACAGACACAATGGCTGGCGGTTCTAAAGTACACGCTGGTGATATAGTTGAACTTACCGAAAATGAAGGCCATTCATTATGTGGCTATGGCAAAGCAGAAGTTCATGTCGGCAAGCCTAAAGCTGAAAAGCAAGATAGAAGCGTAGGTTTGAAAACATCAAAAGTAAAAGCTCCTAAAACAAGAGCTAAAAAATAAATCATGCCTTTAGAGAGTGCATTAGATTTTAACGCCTATGTTGATACAACAACAGGTCATGGCGTTACTGCTACATTCTTTGAAGTTCAACAATCTTTATGGGATGACTTCCCATTAATAGACACCCTTTTTGATATTGATTCAGGTTTTTCTAAAAACATTAACATTATCATTGATCAAGAGTATTTCAACATAGAAGGTGGAACAGTGCCTGTTGCTGGTTATCAACCAAGAGCAATAGTTAAAGCATCTGATGTTCCCTATATATCTCAACAAGATAAATTAAGAGTTGATGCAATTACAACTAATAGAGGTAACGTATTAAAGCCGACCACTACATTTGTTGTAAAAACAGTTGAGCCTGATAATACAGGTTTGGTTTCACTGGTCTTAGAGGAAGAATAATGTCCCAATTTAGACTAGAGACAGAGGAAGATATGTTGGGTTATTTAGATATCAACTTTGGTCATGGTGTAAGTGCTGTTTATATAAACAATGGCACATCATCAACAATCAATATAATTTTAAATAATGAATATATAGAACAGCAAGAAGGTATTGGTGTGGAAGCATTAAAACCGATAGCTTATTGCAGAACTATAGATGTTCCAAATGTTGCATTTGGAAATTCTCTAAACGTATCAGCAATAAAAGATACAAATGGTAATATACTCAAGGCGGCACAAAACTATACTGTTGTAAATATACAAGCAGATAGAACTGGTTTTAGTGCATTAATGCTAGAGGAAGTGTAATGGCAAATCACATAAGACAACAAATAAGAGAAAAGATTGGCACAATCTTAACTGGATTAAACACAACTGGTTCAAGAGTTTATGAGTCAAGGGTTTATCCATTAGAAACAGTACCAGCATTAGTTATATACACAAAAGCAGAATCTTCAGAGCCTATAGTAATAGGTACTGATCGTGTAATGAGTAGAGAGTTATCAGTTGTAGTAGAGGGATATGCAAAAGCCACTAGCAACTTTGATGATACTATTGATACAATAAGTAAAGAAGTTGAAGAGGCAATAGCGGCAGACAGAACCTTAGATGGTTTAGCAAAGGACTGCTACCTGGAATCAACAGAAATAGAGTTTAACGCTGAGGGAGAAAAGCCTTTGGGTTATGTCTCTCTTACATTTTTAACTAACTACTATGTCAAGGAAACTAATCCTGATGTGGCAGTTTAACAGGAGACAATTATGAAAATGATTAGTCCAAATGGCAAAATTTCTATAAATGCTCATCCTTCAAAGGTTGAGTCTTTATTGAATATGGGTTGGAAAGAAGAAGCAGTCCATTCGCAAGAAAAAATTAAACCTTCTTCAAAGAAAAAGTCGGAAGACGAGGTAAAAGAAAATGGCAACACATAAAGGAAGTGAAGGTACTGTCAAAGTCGGTACTAATGCTGTAGCTGAAATTAAGTCTTACTCAATAGAAGAATCTGCTGATACTTTGGAAGATACTTCAATGGGTGATTCTGCTAGAACCTACAAACCATCATTATCAAATTTCTCAGGAAGTTTAGATGTATTTTGGGATGAAACTGATACTAACGGACAAGGTGCTTTAAGTATTGGTTCAGAAGTAACTTTAAATGTATATCCTGAAGGAGATACAAGTGGAGATACTTACTACACTGGTTCAGCTATTGTTACTGGAGTTTCAAGAAGTGCATCATTTGATGGATTGGTTGAGGCTAGTATTTCAGTACAAGGCAATGGTGCTTTAACAACATCAACAGTATAAGAAAATGTCAGTTATAGATAACGCAAAAAAACATTTTGACAGCCTAGAAACTAGAATTATAGAAGTCCCTGAATGGGGAGATGATGAAGATAATCCTTTAAAGATTTATTGTAAACCAATAACCCTTTCAGAGACTTCTAAATTTATGAAACTAGCTCAAGATGATGATGTTCAGTTATTGGCTTATGTTTTAATTTATAAAGCATTAGACGAGGCTGGAGAAAAGTTATTTACAATCGCTGATAAGAAAACCTTATTGGAGAGGGTTGATAGAGATGTATTAATTAGAGTTTCTAGTGAAATGATGAATAATGTTTCGCAGGAAGAAGTTAAAAAAAAGTAATTGAAGATAAGCAGCTATACATAAGATATGCATTAGCTGACAAACTAAACAAAACCTTAGCTGAAATTGAGGAAATTACAGTAGAGGAGTTCCAGGGATGGTTGGCTTATCTTGAAATAAAGGAAGAAAGAAATGGGAGCACTAAGTAAATCAGATATTCATTTTTCTATTATAGGAAATGATCAGTCTGCTAAAGCTATAAACAATTTTAAGAAAAATGTTAAAGGCACTGGTGCTGCATTATCAGGACTAAGAAATGCCATAATGGCAGCTTTTAGTACAAGAGAAATCATTGAAGCGGCTAACGTAATGATAGGCGTTGAAAATAGAATGAACGCCTTGACTGGTAGTGCTGAAAAGACAGCAATAGCTATGAATCACATGAGGACAATAGCCTCTGATTCAAGATCAGACTTTGATGCTGTTGCAATGTTATATACAAGACTTTCTTTAGCTACAGATCATTTGGGTGCTACTCAAAGAGATGTTGCTGATGCTACTCAAACTGTAGCAAATACCTTTATTATTGCTGGTTCTCATGCTCAAGAGGCAAATAACTCTGCTAGACAGCTAGCTCAGGGTTTAGCTTCAGGAGCTTTAAGAGGAGATGAACTTAGGTCAGTAATGGAAAACAACACCATTCTGACAAAAATGTTAGCTGATGGTTTGGACATGACTATTGGTGAGCTTAGAGAATTTGGTCATGCTGGTAAGCTAACAGCAGAAACGGTTATGCCAATTCTTATTAAAGGCACTAAAGAGACTAATGAGCAAATAGCAAAAATGCCCATGACTCTTGGACAAGCTGGTGTTGCATTGCGTAACAATTTTCAATTTATGGTTGGAGATATACAAGAAGCAACCCAGGGTTTCTCAAAAATAGCAGGAGCAATTAATTTTGTTGCTGTTAATTTAGATGCTTTATTTATACCAGCAATAATTGCTGCTGGGTTTGCTGTAAAGGCATTGACTATTGCAATCATGGCCAATCCTTTTGGTCTTATTCTAACAGGTGTAACAACTGCTGTTATGGCATTATATGTCTTTAGAAACGAACTTGTAGACATTTTTAATAAAGTAATACAAAAAGACATACCAACACTTGTCTTGCAATTTAAAGTTTTTGGTGCACAAGTAAAACTAGCGTTAGAACAAAAATTAATAATGCCAGTTAAAACTGCATTTACTGGTTTTATGAACTTTCTTTTTGACAGCATTAATAGTGGATTAGAGAGAATAGATGGTGTTCTTGATAAATTACCAAACATGATAAAAGAAAAACTAGGAATACAAGACTTGCCTAAGATTAATTTGCTACCTAGTCCTGAAGATGGTTCGGCAGAAATAGAAGAACAAATATCTGCATATATTGCAGAAATTGAAAAGATAACAGGAATGGTTATCAAAAAGTCAGACATTCCAACAATAACTGAGGCTATTTTTGGTAAAAGAAACGAAGATGAGGGAGGAGAGGAATCAGGATTTAAAGCCTTAACCGCATTTGAAACTTTCATGAAAGATGCAGAAAGGGGTTACAAAAAATTCTATAGCGGTATAAAAAGCATGGAAGATGAAATGCAGGGTGTGTTTAAAAAGTCTTATGATGGAATAACAAACCTAACAATGGATTTCTTAGAAAAAGGGAAAGCATCCTTTAAAGATTATGCTACAACTATAGTAAAAGAGCTAATAAGAATAGCTTTACAAAAATTAGTTATTGACAAGATGTTTGCTTCTTTTGGTGGTTTGTTTAAAAAACCAACAATAGACACATCATCATTATCACTACCAACAACCTTACCTAATTTTGATGGTGGTGGTTATACAGGTGGGGGTGCTAGAGCTGGTGGGTTAGACGGAAAAGGTGGCAGTCTTGCTATGGTTCACCCCAACGAAACTGTAATAGATCATACCAAAGGACAAGGTATGGGTGCTACAGTAAACTTTAATATATCAACAGTAGATGCTGCTGGATTTGACCAGTTATTAGCATCAAGAAAAGGATTGATAACATCAATCATAAACAATGCCATGAACAATCAAGGCAAAATGGGAATAGTATAATGTCAGGACAATTTCCAACAAACCCAAATTTTAGAAGTCTTAATTTTAAAGACAACAGGCCTACTCTTGTTAATCAAACACTATCAGGTAAAAAACAAGTTAGACAAATAGGTGCTCAGTATTTTTCTTTTACAGTTGCAATGCCACCATTACAACAAGAAAAGTCTCAGGAAATATTTGCATTTTTACAAAAACAAAAAGGTTCTTTTGAGGACTTTACAATAGTTGCACCACTAGATAATTTAGGTGCAGGCAAGTCAGAAACAGATATACAAGTAGTTGGAGCACATACATTAGGAGATGCTTCTATAGCTTTAGACGGCTTTACAGCTAACCAAACAGGTGCTTTAAAAGCTGGAGATTTAATCAAGTTTGCAAATCATAGCAAAGTATACATGGTTCAATCAGATATTGATTCTGATGGTGGTGGAGCATTAACTGTTCTCCTATCGCCTAATTTAGTAACAGCTCTAGCAAATAATGAAGCAGTTACTGTAAACAAACCAAGTTTTACTGTTTATTTAGAAAACAATGAAATCATGTACTCAACAGATGCTAGTGGTTTTTACAGTATTTCATTTGATGTTAGAGA